AAAGGAAACAACGGAGGTAAAACTATGCGCTGTCTATACAGAGAAAAAATACATAAATGCGGCGAGTTTTTGGAAGTCGATATTTTCCCCGTTTTTGAATATCAGCGCGGGCGCAGCAAGAAAAGAAAACCGACAACGGAAACACAGCAGCGGCTAAACCAACGTAACGCCGAAAGAAAGCTCACGCGCCTACTGAACACGAATTTTACAAAGCGCGATATACGCTTTGATTTAACATATAGCGACGAGAATTACCCCGAAACGCCCGAGAACGCACAACGGCAAATGCAAAATTTCCTCCGTCGCGTTAAGCGTTACCGCGCAAAGCATAATTTGCCCGAGCTTAAATACGTTGCCGTTACCGAGGTGGGAAAAGAAAACGGGCGGCTGCACCACCATATCGTTATGAGCGGCGGCGTTGATATAAACACCCTTGCGGAAATATGGGGCAAAGGCTATACAACGGCAAAGCCGTTACAGTTTGACGAGTTCGGTATAACGGGCATTGCGGTATATCTCGTAAAAAGCCCGATACTCGGCAAGCGTTGGAGCGCGAGCCGCAACCTCGAGCAGCCGAAAACGTCCGAACGCGACGGCAGAATACCGCAGTACAAAATACGCGAGTTTGGAAACAGCGGCAACGACAACCGCGCAGAGCTTGAGCGTCTTTATGAGGGCTACGCCCTGGCAGACTGCAAGCCGTATTACAACGAAATCAACGGCGGCTATTATATAACCGTCCGTATGTATAAAAAGCCCGCTCCGAAACGGAGCAGAAAGCGAGGGAAACTATGACGCAAAAACGAGAGGAGAAAAAGAAAATGTCAATGTATATCTTTCCCGCCGTCCTTATAGCACTTGACGTGGGAGCGGCTGTTATGTGCTTTATCGGCAAGGACTACAAAAAGGGCGTATACTGGCTCGCTGCGGCGGTGCTGAATATATGCGTAACTTTTTAACGGAGGTAAAACTATGAATTACTTTAAGGCAGCGGAGCAAGTGCTCTCCTCTGTCCCTACTCTCGAGCGGGCATTGGAGAATTTACAGCATAGGCGCGATAGGCTGATAGAAAGCGGAGCTCCTCGGGAGCCTGGCGCGATTGATTACAGCAAGCCGTTTACGGACTCGCATTACGTAAGCGACACTCTTAACGAGCTTTTGGAGCTTACCGAGTGCTCGCGCAATATTGCGGAAACGCAGCGCAAGCTCGCAGAAATTAAAGGCATTATCGACCAACTGAAAGACGAGTATAAAAAGCTCGTCATTTTGTGGTATCTCGAAAAAAAGCCGAAAGAGACAGTTATGGAGGAGTTATACATACAGTCGTTAAGCACCGTTTATGACCTCCGTAACCGCGCCGTAGCGGAGTTTGCCCTGCTTTACTTCGGCGGCTCTGCCCTGGGCTCAATTTAGGTAATCGAAATAAAACCGTATAGAAACTTGCTTTAAGCCGTGCTAAACTGATACCGTAGAAATAGACGGTAAGGCGGGCGGCTTATAGCTGCTCGCTTTGTCGTTGTATCGGGAGCAAATATAACTCACTATACGGCGGAGAGGGCGGGACGCTGTTATATGCAAGATTTCGCAAAGGCGTTTTATTTAAGCAAAGCCTGGCGCGATACCAGGGAATATATATACAAGCGCGATATGGGCTTATGCGTTCGCTGCGGTAAGGCGGGCGCAATAGTCCACCACAAAATATATTTAACGCCGCAGAATATAAACAATCCCGCTATCACACTATCGGAGGATAACCTCGAGTTGCTATGCCGTGAATGTCACGCCATAGAACACGAGGGACAGCTACCGACAGCAAGCGGGCTTATGTTTGACTCCGAGGGAAACCTCGTAGAAAAGGAGGGTAAGTATGGGAGCTGATGTATGCGAGCTCGTAGTATATACGCAGAACGGAGCAGTTACGTTCCAGGTCAAGGCTACGGCTGATAACTTCGAGGACAGAGTAGCCGAGGCGCTCGAGGAGGGCACCGTTATTCTCGAGCTTGTGGACGGCGGGAAAATTATTCTCTGCGCGATTAACGTTGTAGCAATCGAGGTACACGCAGCGGCAGAGAGCAGCAATTCCTCTGTAAAAAATTTCGCTGCTACACCCCCCACTTAAAAAAAGCTATATGCCTTTTAATGAACCGTGTTTAAGCCCCTTTTATGACCGCCCCAGGCGTGTATAACCCCCCTACCCTTACAGACAAAAGAAAGGAGAAACAGCGTGGACGATACATTATATGCGCGACAGAAAAAAGAACAAAACAGAATTAAGAAATTGTATAAAAATCTGCCGAAAGATAAGCTCGAAATTGCAAAAAAACTAATGGAAAGAGCCGCCTATATGCTCGTTTCTCTCGAGGATATGGAGGAAAAAATCAACGAGGACGGGCTCGTAGTTAAAATGCCGCAGGGCTCCTACACTATCGAGCGCGCGCACCCGTTATTACAGCCGTATAACGCTATGGTTAAGAACTACAACGCCACCTTAAAACAGCTCAACGACCTACTGCCGAACGCAGACGCAGAGGCGGCGGGACAGGCACTTATGATGTTTGCAACCAAACCGAGCAGGGCGGCAAAATCGGGTTGAATTGGGTAAAAGAATACTACCGCCGCATAGAGTGCGGCGACATAGTAACGAGTAAGCGGGTTAGAGCTGTTTACTCGCGGCTCGTTGCCGAAATGGACGCAGCTAACGACGACTCGCCGTATTATTTCGACGAGGAAACGGGCGAGCGTCCTATTTTGTTTATCGAAACATTTTGCAAGCAGTCCCAGGGCACCATAGGCGCGCCTCTTGAGCTTGAGCTATTCCAAAAAGCATATATACAACTGCTTTTCGGTTGGCTCGAAAAAGAAACGGGCTACCGCCGTTTCCGCGAAACAATGTTTTTGTGCGGACGCAAAAACGGCAAGTCTACTTTGCTTTCGGGCATTGCCCTTTATATGCTCATTGCAGATTATGAGGGCGCGGCGGAGATATACTCCGTTGCGACAAAGAAAGACCAGGCAAAAAAGGTATTGACCGAGGCTGTCAATATGGTTAAGCAGTCGCCCGAGCTGCGGGCGGTTGTCAAAAAGCGCAGAAATGATATTTATTTTCCCGCGACCTCCTCTATCTTTGAGGCGCTCGCGTCGGACTCCAACACCCTGGACGGCTTAAACTCTCACGCCGTTATAATCGACGAGCTGCACGCAATCCGCGACCGCAATTTGTACGAGGTTATGAAACAGTCTACCTCGTCGCGCCGTCAGCCTCTCGTTGTTATGATAACGACCGCGGGCACCGTGCGCGAGTGCATTTTCGACAATATGTACGAGCTTGCCGCAGACCTTGCGGACGGTAAGAAAAAAGACGATACCTTTTTGCCGATACTCTACGAGCTCGACAGCCGCGACGAGTGGACTAATCCGCAAATGTGGATTAAAGCTAATCCAGGGCTCGGGAAAATCAAGCAGTATAAAACGCTCGCTAACTTTGTTGAGAGGGCGAAAAACTCGCCCGCAGACTTACCAGGCGTTCTATGCAAGGATTTTAACATACGCGAAAATGAAAGCGCCGTATGGCTTTCCTTTGAGCAGATTAAAAACGCGGCGACGTTTGCTATTGACGACGTTTACAATACCTACGCTATCGGCGGTTGCGACCTCTCGGCTACAACCGACCTTACAGCAGCAACGCTGCTTATACGCAAGCCGAACGACAAAACGGTTTACGTTTTGCAGCAGTATTTTTTACCACAAGCCCGCGTTGAACACCTCGAGGAGAAAAACACAAACGAGGCACCCTATCGGATATGGGCGGAGCGGGGCTTGCTTACGATATGCGAGGGCAGCCGCGTAAACTTCTCCGACGTAACAGCGTGGTTTGTGCAAATGCGCGACGAGCATAAAATAGACGCTTTCAAGGTCGGCTATGACCGCGCGCTCGCGGGCTACTGGGTGGAGGAAATGAAAAGCAACGGCTTTACTATGGAGCCCGTAGCTCAAGGCGCTTTCACTTGGAGCCAACCTATGCGCGAAATGGGAGCGGCTCTTACCGACAAAATAGTTAATTACAACAATAACCCTATTTTGCTTTGGTGCCTATCAAATACCGCCGTTAAGAAAAGCGGCTTAAACAATATCCAACCCGTTAAGATAACCGATAAACGCCGCATAGACGGCGCGGTATCGCTGCTTAACGCGTGGGTTATCTACGTCAAATACTTTGACGACTATATGTATAACGTGGGGTGACACAATGAAAGAAAGACGAGGGCTTTTTGAGGCTATATTCGGGAAAAAGCCACAGAAAACAGACGGCTACACCGAGTACAAGCTCTTAAATTCCTATCAATCAAATTTTGTACCATTCTCGGGCAATGCCTGGGAGGTTAATATGGTGCGAGCTGCCGTCCATTCTTTCGCACGCCGCGCGGCGACGGTACAGCCGCGGCACATTAGACGCGGCGACGGAAAGGTGCTTGACGTAGAGAGCAGCACATACAACAACATTTTACAGTTTAAGCCTAACCCGACGACAACGGCTTATAAATTCTATTACCGCCTGGCGGCGCAGTACAAGCTATATAACAACGCGTTTGCATATCCCGTATGGAATGAGGCGACGGGCAGACTCGAGGCAATTTATAATATCAACGCCCAGGAGATTACCTTACTCGACCACGAGGGCGAGCTGTTTTGTAAATTCCGCTTTAATAACGGGAAATCGTACATTTTCCCGTATGCGGACTTGGTGCATATCGGCTCAATGTTTGCAGATAACGACGTTTTCGGCTCCGATAACGGAGCGCTTATGCCCGTTTTGAAAACGGCAAACACCTTTAACCAAAGTATGAGCAAGTTTGCCGAGCTCGTAGCGGTTGTGCGCGGTATTTTGAAAGTACAAGCCTCCACAAAAAACGAGGACTTAAACCGCCGCCGCGACGATTTTATACGTGACAACCTCAAAATGGAAAGCAACGGAGCGGGCGTTATCGTTACGGATAACAAGTACGATTACACCCCGATTACTGACAAGCAAACGCCGTTACCTACGGGACAGTTGCAGTATATCAAAGACGAAATATACGACTACCTCGGCACAAATGACGCTATCGTACAAAATAAAGCCACACCCGAGCAAGAGGAGGACTTTTACGACGGCGAAATCAAGCCCTTTTACGTACAGCTCGCCCAGGCGCTCACAAACTGCATTTTTTCCAAAAAGGAGCGCGGCTACGGCAACGAAATAACCGTAGAGGGTAACAAGCTGCAATTTGCAAGGACGAGCGACAAGCTCGCCGTTGTAAAATACTTGTCCGATATTGGCGGCTTAATGCTCGACCAGGCATTAACCACGCTCGGCTATCCGCCTATCGGCGGCGAGGAGGGCAAGCGCCGCGTACAGACGCTTAACGTCGTAAACGCAAACAAAGCCGACGAGTACCAGTTAGGCACCGACACAAAGAAAGAGGAGCCGCCCGAGGACGGCAACGACAACGGAGAGGGCACCGCACCTACTGCGGCACCCGACGACAAGAAAGACGAGGAGGAAACATAATGCCATATAAACCGAACGAGCGGGAATACCGAGCGGCAGAGCCGTTTACACTTCCCGACGAAACCAATGCCGACGAGCTCGTGCTCCGAGGTACGCCTATTGTCTTTGATACCCCTACCGTGCTTTTTGAGGCGGACGGTATCGATTATAAAGAAGTTATCGCCCGCGGCGCGCTTGACAGCTGCGATATGAGCGATTTTATCTTTAACCGAAATCACGGGCAGAACGACTCTACCGTATACGCCCGCACCCGTAATAATTCCCTCACTTACAACATCACGGAGCGAGGGCTCGATATTGCGGCTTTCCTCGACAAAGAGGACGAGCGGCACCGCAATTTACACCGAGATATTCAAAAACGCCGCGTTGACAAAATGAGTTTTTCGTTCGTTGTGCGTGAGTGCAGCTATGACCGCGAAACACACACGCGGACGATAACTAAAATTAAAAAGCTGTACGACGTTTCGGCGGTGGATTTTGCCGCATACAACGAAACGAGCATTACTACGGCAAGGGACTTTTTCTCCGCGGAGCACGAGAAAGAGTTTAAGGAGCAGGAGCAGCGCCGCCGCCGTCAAATGCTGACAGCAAAAACCTACTGTTAAAAAATCAAAAAAGGAGTAAATCACTATGAAAGAACTTATTAAGAGAATGGCAGAAATCCGCAGCCGCAAGGTAGAACTGCGCGGCGTATTGGAAACCGACGCAAAAGCAGACCTCGACGCTATCGAAAAGGAGCTCCGCGAGCTTGACGAGGAATATACCAACCTCGAAAAGAGAAAAGCGGTTATCGAGGGTATCGGCGCGGGCACCGTTCCCGTAAATGAAGTGCCTAACCCTATCAACAATCGCTCTGCGGACAACTTCGACCAGGACAAGGAGTATCGCTCCGCCTGGCTCAAGCACGTTAGAGGGCTTGACCTTACCGAAAACGAACAGCGAGCGCTTACTACTGGCACCTCCTCCGCGGGCGCGGTTATTCCGACCGTAACGCAGAATAAAATCATTGAAAAGGTCAACCAGTATTGCCCGCTGCTCGACAAAATCGACCTTTTGCGCGTCCCTGGCGGCGTAAAGGTGCCCGCAGAGGGAACTACCGCAGACGCAGCGGTACATACCGAGGGCGCAACCATTACCGCAGACGGCGACACTTTCTCGAGCGTTACGCTTTCCGCCTACGAGGTTACAAAGCTCGTTACTATTTCAAAGTCCGTCGAAAAAATGGCGATTGACGCTTTCGAGTCCTGGCTCGTTAATAAAATTGCCCGCAAGATTGCCGAGAAAATCGGCAAGCTGATTATTTTCGGCACGGGCACCAACGAGGCGCAGGGTATCAACGTCATTACCTGGGGCGCTACAAACTCCGTAACGGTTGGAAAAACCGCCTCTCTTTCTGCCGCAAACGTGCAGGGTGCCGTTGCGCTGCTTAACGGCGGCTATGACAACGGCGCGGAGTGGCTTATGTCGAAATCGACTTTCTTTACCGACTTCCACCCGCTTATGAACAACTCAAAGGACAATATCGTTACCGAGGACAACGGCGTATACCGCGTTATGGGCTACCCCGTAAACTTCGACGACCGTATGACCGCGCACGAGGCTATCCTCGGCAACCTTTACAGAGGCTACCTCGGCAATATGCCCGAGGACGTTACAATTACCTCACAGTTTGTAACCCGCGAGAACGCCTACGACTTCCTCGGCTGCGCTATGTTTGACGGCAAGGTGCAGGCGACCGAGGCTTTCGTTAAAATCGTAAAGGCTACGGCTTAACGGAGGGCGAACAATGGCGGATATTTCTATACAGTACGTAGCGGGTATTCGCCAGTATCTACGCATTAACCATACACGTTTTGACGCGGAAATTACCGACCTAATAGGAGCGGCAAGAGCTGACCTCCTATTAGGCGGTATCTCCGAAAAAAAGGTAAACGACGAAAGCGACGCTCTTATAAAGCGGGCTATCGTCGTCTACGTCAAAGCGGAGTTTGGACTCGATAACGCAGACGGCGACAAGTACCGCGAGAGCTACGGTATGCTCAAGCGGCATTTAATGCTTTCAAGCGAATATACCGAGGAGGCGTAGTTATGTTATGGCGAGAAATCGGGTATTTGTGCTCGGAAAAAGAAACGCTCGACTCTCTCGGAAAACCTTTTAAGACTTTCGAGAAAAAAGAGGTTTTCTGCAATGAAAAAGGCGTTAAGCGAAACGAATTTTACCAGGCACAAGCCCAGGGCTACCGCCCCGAGCTTTGCGTAGAGATTAAGGCTTGCGACTATGCGCGAGAGGGACACTTTGAGTATGACGGGACAATGTACCGTGTTATCCGCACATATCCCGTAAAAAACGAGTGCCTCGAGCTTATATGTCAAGCCCTGGTTGCGGACGATTGACGCAGAGAGGAGGCGTTGCCTATGGCAGCAAATACAACGGCGCTTATTAAAGCTCTGCGGGAGCGGGTTAATAAAATCCTCACGACCTATTACGAGGAGGCACCGTCGAAAGACGCAGTATTTCCGTATGCGGTTATCAACGGAATTAATATTATTGACCTTGCCGCGGGCGACCTTGCCTCTTTCTATCTCGATATATGGGTAGACGAGAAACAGCCGACCGCGACCGAGCAGCTCGAGAGCTTATGCGACACACTCCGTAATGAGCTTACGGGTGCCGTAATTGCCGAAAGCGGCGTTTTCGCCGCGCATATCGGCTTTGACAATCAAAACGCTATTGCCGACAGCGAATACGATATAGCGCATAGGCGTTTATCTATGTCGGCTCGAACTTTTTACAATTAGGAGGCAATAAAGATATGATTACCAATCTTACTACAAAGCAGATTGAGTCAATCCAAATCGACGAGGGCGTTATTTTCCTCAATTACGGGGAAACCGACGAGCGGCTGCTCGCTCCCACCAGGGGAGGCGGAGAGTTTGCCGCGACCGTTACCGTCCGCGATATTGAATTTGACGGACGACACGGAAAGACAACGGGCACCCAGGTTATCGAGGAGCAGGGCGCGTCCCTCAAGGTAACTACCCTTTGTATGAGCCAGGAAAACCTCGCGCTTGCAATTCCGACTTGCACGATTGCGGCGGACGACGGAAAGACCATTAAAAACCCGCCTACGGGCGTTATCGGAGCGGATAAGTACCTTAAAAACGTTACTATGTTCGCTAAAACAATCGGCGGCAAGTATAAAAAAATCGCGATTTACAACGCTATGCACGAAACGGGCTTTAATGTTAAGGCGGTGCAAAAAGCGGAGGGCGAGCTCGCGCTCGAGTTTTTGGCGCACTACAAGCATAGCGACCTCGACGGCGACTTGTGGGCGGTTACGGAGATTGCACAAGCTCCCGATATGAGCGAAAAGACAACGCAGACTCAAGCCGCAGACGGCACAGGAAAAGCCGTAAGCAAGTAATAATCGAATTTAAGGAGGAGCCAAACAATGCTTACAATCGGAACTATGCCTATTATGCTTAAAATCGTAGGAAAGCTCGATATTAAGCCTATTATCCCTATGTTGAAAAACCTTGATATTTTCGAGGAGCCGAAAGACGCAGAGGACGCAAAAGACGCTCTCAAGAAACTTTCAAAAGAAAAGGTCGGCGTGCTTGCTTGCGAGGTGCTCGCAGAAATTACACCGCAGCTCGGCAAGATTGCCGACGACCTCCCGCCGCTTGTAGCTGCATATAAGGGTATCAGCGTCGCAGAGGCGCAGAAACTCGACGCTGCGGAGGTCATTAACGAGCTCGTCAACGACGAGGGCGTGAGAAGTTTTTTCAAGCGTGCCTTGCGGAAAAAAGCAGGGCAAGAAACCTAACACTCTTACACAAATATTATGACTGGCAGCTTATCGAGAGTCTACCGCTTGCGGCTCTCGGTGGGCTGCTTTCTTTTGCAACCGAGGAGGAAAAACGGCTCGAAAAAGCCGAACAGGAAAAAAGGCTTTTCCCCCTATGGCTTGCAAATTATGCCCTTGCAAAGCTGCAAGGCTCGGAGGCTATGGACTACGAAACGTTTATAAATCAAACGTTTTCGGAAGTGCCTCCGCCCGCACCGAAAAAGGAAAAGTCAGCGGACGACATAACGGCGGAGTTTGCGCCGATAATCGAGGCTGACAGACGGAAAGGAGGCTAACCTATGGCAAGTATTTTTTCGGTTTTCGGAGAAATCCTTATCGACAATACAAACGCCGATAAAAGCATAGACAGCACCACCGAAAAGGCAGAAAAAAGCAGCTCAAAGGTGGGCTCCGCGTTTTCGTCTATCGCAAAAGGCGCGGCTGCCGTCGGAACCGCAGTTGTTGCAGGAGCTACGGCAATAGGCGGCGCAGCTTACAAAATAGCGACAAGCACAGCCGAACAAGCGGACTATATCGACAAGTTATCGGAAAGAACGGGCATAAACCGAGAGGAGCTGCAACGTTGGAAACACGCCGCCGACCAAAGCGGCGTTAGCGTAGACTCATTCAAAAACGGAATTAAGAAAATGTCGGACGTGATAGACGACGCAAATAACGGCTCAAAAACCGCGAGCACCTCATTATCAAGGCTCGGCTTATCCCTTGACGACTTAAATAAAATGTCTACCGAGGAGAAGTTTAACACTATTACCGCCGCGCTTGCGGATATGGAACAAGGAGCAGAGCGTAACGCCCTCGGAAACGACTTGCTCGGAAAAAGCTATACAGAAATGCTCCCGCTGCTCAACGCAGGCTCGGACGGTATGGCGGCTTTGAAAAAAGAGGCAGACGACCTCGGTATTGTTATGTCGGAGGACACCGTAAAAGCGGGTGTTGTACTCGGCGATACGATAGCAAATGTTAAGGACGCTTTCGGAGGATTGTTAAACAGAATAGGGGCGGCTGCTATTCCGCTTATACAACAAATCGCCGATATGATAATAGCGGGTTTACCAAAAATACAAGCCTTGTTTGATAAATTAGTACCCGTAATATCAAGTGTTTTCGAGCGACTTTTACCCCCGCTGTTTGAGCTGATACAAACTCTATTCCCCGTGCTTATGGACTTAATAAGCTCACTACTGCCGCCGATTGAGTCTATTATTACGGCTATTCTGCCCGTAATAATCAATCTCATACAGCAGCTCGTGCCGTTTTTAATTCAAATAGTACAACAGATTTTGCCTATTGTCGTACAGCTCATAGAGGGGCTTATGCCTTTAATAACGGAAATCCTTAACACGGTATTACCCGTTATTATTCAGCTATTACAAGCGCTCTTGCCGCCTCTGATTGAGATTATACAAGCGGTGCTCCCCGTAATAATTGAGCTTATACAGCTATTGCTCCCTCCGATTTTGCAAATAATCCAGGCAATCCTACCCGTTTTAATTAACCTCATAAATACGGTTATGCCGCTTTTAGTGCAGATTATCGAGGCGATATTGCCCGTAATCACTACGTTAATTGAAACGATTATACCGCCTATTTTGGAAATCGTGGAAATGATATTACCGATACTCACGGACTTACTTAATCAGCTTATGCCTATATTAACAAGTCTGCTCGAGGCGGTATTGCCCGTAATTATAAGCCTTATAGAGCTTATAGCTCCTATTCTCAAACCGATACTTGAGCTTTTGTTTACGCTCCTCGAGCCTTTGCTCGACTTGCTTAACCTTATTCTCCCGCCGCTTATCAGTCTTTTTACGGGGCTTATAAGTAAGGCTCTTACACCGCTTAAAGCGGCGCTCGGGGTTGTGGCGGACGTATTGAATACGGTATTTAAGGGCGCATTTGAGGGTATCGGAAAAGTAGTAGGCAATATTAAAAACGTTTTCTCGGGTATTATCGACTTTGTAAAGAACGTTTTTACGGGTAACTGGCGCGGAGCCTGGGACGCGGTGGTAAAGATATTCTCTAACATATTTGAGGGTATCAAAAACGCCTTTAAGGTGCCTATAAACTGGATTATTGACGGGCTTAACGTCTTTATTCGAGGACTTAACAAGCTCAAAATACCCGACTGGGTGCCAGGTATCGGCGGCAAAGGGTTAAACATAAAGGAAATATCCCGCCTCCGTATCGGTATGGAATACGTGCCGTATGACGAATACCCCGCACTACTTCACAAAGGCGAGCGCGTGCTGACCGCAAGCGAAAACAAAGATTATACCAACCTCCAAAAAGCAGAAAAGAGCGCAGACAACGCCGAGGGCAAGTATGTAATAAAAATCGAGTTCGGCGAAAAGTCAATTTACATTGACAGCCTCAAGGCTGAAAACCCCGACGACGTAAACTCTTTTGTTGAGCTGCTGCTCGAGCTTATAGAGGAGAAAATAAGACGAAAGGGAGTTGTATTTGCGTAATGGAAAAATTACCGTTTTTAATGTTTCGTGAGCATAGCTCCCTCGAGTATGCTTTGCTCATTTCGGAGAAAAGCTCTTACAAGGGAGCGGCGAGGGACGTAACATATACGAGCGTGCCAGGGCGCAGCGGCGACCTCTTGACCGACAACGGGCGCTATAAAAACATCACTATTCCGTATAAGCTATCGCTGCTCAATACGACCGACCGCAGCTTTGCGGTGCTCGCACATCAAATAAAGGGTTGGCTACTCTCCGAGGCGGGGTATTTCCGTTTGTGGGACAGCTACGACGGTAAATACTTCCGCCTTGCCTCTTATAACGACGAGGCGGATATAGAGCAGGAGCTCCGCGAAACGGGCGCGCTCTCGCTCTCTTTTAACTGTAAGCCGCTTAAGTATTCGTTTGAGGGGCAAACCCCCGTCGTATTCACGGCGGGCGGCTCTTTGTATAATGCCGAGTTTTTCCCGTCGTCCCCGTATATCAAAATAACGGGCAGCGGCACGGTAACACTCACTATCAATAATGCCTCGTTTACAATTTCGGATATAGACGAGTATATAGAGATAGACTCCGAGGCTATGAACGCCTACAAGGGCACCGTAGCCAAAAATAACAAAATGACGGGAGCGGGCTTTCCGACGCTCGCCCCTGGCAAAAACGTTATTGCCTGGACGGGAAACGTTACGCGGCTTGAAATCGTGCCGAGGTGGTGCTGCTTATGATACCCGCACTCTACAACAAAAGCGAAACAACCTTTACTCATAACGGCGTGGGGCTGCTCTCCGAGGCTGTAAAAGCAACCGTAACGGAGGAGCGCAACGGCAGCTATGAGCTTACGCTGCAATACCCTATTACGGGACGCTTTTACTCCGAAATTACAGAGGGCGCGATTATAAAAGCAAAAGCCAACGAAACGAGCGAGCCGCAGTTATTCCGCATTTATAAGAGTTCGAAACCTATAAACGGTATCGTTACATATTCGGCGGAGCATATCTCCTACGACCTTAACGGTATACCGCTGCTCGGCTTTTCAATTAAGAACGCAACCCCGCAAATGGCTTTAACAAAAGCTATCGAGGGAGCGGCTCTCCCGTGCCCGTTCACAGCGTATAGCAATATATCGACGCTGAACAGCACGGAAATATTAACGCCGTGCTCGGTGCGGGCACTCCTCGGAGGGCAAACAGGCTCTTTGCTTGACGTGTGGGGCGGCGAGTATGAGTTTGACAATTTTACAGTAAAGCTCTATTTGCACCGCGGCAAGGATAACGGCGTAGTTATCGAGTACGGTAAAAACCTTAAAGACCTAAAACAGGAAAGCAATATAGCGGAGTGCTATACGCATTTAATGCCGTATGCGGTATATACCGTCCAGGACGAAAGCGGCAACTCCGAGGAAAAGTACGTTTACCTTGCCGAAAAGGTTATACCGCTTACCGAGGCGGAGGACATAGGACATTATAAAGCCTTTATTATGGACTTTTCCGACCGTTTCGGAGATAACGAGGAAATAACCGAGGAAAAGCTGCGAGCCAAAGCCACCGCATACGCTGCGGCGGCAGACCTCGGCACACCAAAAGTTAATATTACCGTTTCTTTCGTGCAGCTTTGGCAGACGGAGGAATACAAAAACATTGCGCCGCTTGAGAGGGTTAAGCTCTGCGACACCGTTACCGTGCGTTTTTCAAAGCTCGGCGTAGCGGCTACATCAAAGGTCATTAAAACCGTATATAACTCTCTGCAAGAGAAATACGAGAGCGTTACCCTGGGCGACGCTAAAAGCTCGTTTGCGAACACCGTAAACAAGCAACAAGAGGCAATACAAGAAATCAAAAGCTCCGTTAAAAAGGGACAAGCGGAGGCTACCGAACAGCTCAAAAAGGCAATAGCTAACGCTACGAGCCTTATTACGGGACATTCGGGAGGCTACGTTGTCCTAAACCCCGCAGAAAAGCCACAGGAAATACTCATACTCGACACGCCGACAATAGACGAGGCGGTTAATGTATGGCGTTGGAATAGCGGCGGGCTCGGGTATTCCTCGACGGGATATAATGGCGAGTATTCGCTCGCTATGACTATGGACGGAGCAATCGTTGCGGATTTTATATCCGCGGGTATTCTCAACGGTGCGCTGCTGCAAGCGGACAGCGTGCAAAGCTCGGCTATCTCGCAGCACTACAAAGCCGAGGTAACAAACGAAATCGGAGAAACCGCAAGCAGCATAGAGCAAGCCTTTGTCGCTGCCGACGAGCAGTTATTAAGCCTTATAACGAGCGTTCAAACCGTATTAACGGGCGACGTGGAAACGCTCGAAACGACCGTTTCACAACTGCGGCAGACGGTAGAAAGCCTCACGCTGTCCTACACGTCAAAGACGGCGGGCGGAATTAACAATATCCGCAATTCGAGCGGCTTAAACGGCGTTTCGGACGATTGGAGCTATTCGGGCTCCGTCGTAGCACAGCAAACGGCGGAGGCTATCAACAACACCTCCTCGGGCTCTCTCTTTCGGCTGCGCATTGCTACGCTGTCACAAGAGATAACCGTACTGCGCGGCAAAAAATATACGCTTACTTTCCGCGCCCGTGCAGCAACGAGCAATAGGTGCTACGCGCTGCTCAATAACGGCGGAAACGATACTTATATTTTCGATACGCAAGCCTCGGGCTCCTGGACGGATTACGCGCTGACTTTTACCGCCTCGGGCGATACCGTAACTCTCACGGCGGGGACAACGGGTTATTATCTTTACGTAGCGGACTTTATGTTGGTGGAGGGCGAGCAAAAAACGCATTGGAGCCCCGCCCCGAACGAAATATATACCACAAACGTAAAGATAGACCGCCGCGGAATTAACATTACAAACTCGGAAAGCTCGACCGAAACCATAATAGACAATACGCAGTTTGCCGTAAAGCACGCGGGGAATATCGTGTTGACGGTCAATAAGGACTTAACAACATTGCGTAAAACGGAGGTTACGGACGAGCTTACAATAGGCAAAGGAAAGTTTGTGCCTCATACGGACGGGCTTAACTTTGTACTGCTTGATTAAGGAGGCGACGCTATGGCATTAAGCGGTAGTTTTTATAACTATCCCGTAAAATCATTCGGGCTATATTGTGAATGGAGCGCAAGCCAAAGCGTTACGGGTAATTACAGCAATGTTACGCTGAAAGTTTACTTGTCTTACTGGGATTTATACGTAGGCGCAAGGGACGACGGCGTTATAAACATTGCGGGCAATTCGAGCAATTTTTCGACCGCAGCTATCAGCGAGTCCTCGAGCGGGTGGAAAAAGAAACTCATAGCGCAAAAGACCGTAACAGTATATCACGACGGAAACGGCAACGCTAATTGTTACCTCGGTGCCTCCTGGCGATTTAGCGGCACATACTCGGGTACATCTATCGGGACGATTACGGCGGAGCAAACCGTTTCTCTCGATAAGTTAGACCGTTCGGCTCCGTCTATCAGCATAAGCGTTTCAGACATAACGGCAAACTCCGTAAAGCTCTCTGCCTCCGCGTCTACAACGTGCGATATATGGGACTATACAACGAATAACTGGGGCAGCTATAAACAGTATTCGACCTCTGCGGGCACGAGCAACAGTATCACTATAACGGGGCTTTCCCCGAACACGTCTTATACTATCGCAGTTAGAGCGCGAAAACAATATAATCACGTTGTCGGCTCGTCGGGCACAAAAACAATAAAGACACTCGGCGGCTCGGTGCTCTCCTCCGTAAGCACATTAACGGCAGATAACGCAACAGCAAAAATTACATTTTCGGCTACCGTCTACGATACGAGCTACAAACACAAGCTCGTATTAAAGGACGGCAGCACGACAGTTTTAACCCTTACGGGGCTTTCACTCTCGAACGGCTCAAATACAATTACACTTACAGCGGCGCAGCGCTCGTCTATCCTCGCGGATATGGCGGCAAAAAAGAGCTTTACGGGCACGTTTAAGCTTTCGACTTTCAGCGGCTCCTCGCAAATCGGGAGCACCTCAACCAAAACGGCAACGGTACAAACGACCGCGGCAAACTCTGCACCGACGTTTTCGGGGTTTACCTATAAGGACACGAACACCACCGCGGCGGGAGTTACGGGAAATAATCAAATTTTGATACAGTCAGTATCAACGCTGCAAGTTATCGCGTCAGCGGCAACAGCCAAAAACAGCGCGACCATTTCGAGCTACTCCGTTTCTGCGGGCGGCTCGACCGCCTCAAGCACAACCGTAACGCTGAACGTTGGCAAAATATACACCTCGGGCACGGTGCCTATAATCGTTACCGCTATCGACAGCCGCGGCTACACCTCCTCGGCTACGGTAAACATTACGGTTATAGCCTATAAAAGCATAGACATAACAACCGCAATTATGCGGCGTGTAAACGAGATTGAGGACGTAACGCAAGTAACCCTTGAGGGAGATATTACACCCGTTAAGGTTAATAACGTCAATAAAAACACGCTGCGAAAGCTCTATTATCAGTATAAGAGGACAGACGCGAGCGCTTATAGCTCTTTGACCGATATAACGAGCTTTGCGACATTTAACGACAGCGGCTTTACGTTCACGTCGGACGAATGGTTAAGCCTGGACGCTAATTACTCCTGGTATGTGCGATTTTATGTTTATGATAACCTAACGGGCGACACAGCAACAATAACCGTATCGCAGGGCACGCCCTTAATATCGTTCCGCCGAAAAAAAGTAGGCATAAATAAGCGGGAGCCTACCCAGGCGCTCGACGTTGACGGCAATATAGCCGCAAACGGAGTTATAGTCCTGGGATATGTAGGGCACGTCGAGGGCGACTTTAACAACTACAAAAACGGCGGTATTTTCTTTGCGCCTACAACAAGCGGAATAAGCAACGCGCCGCCAGGCGGAGCGGGTTATCTCGAGGTACTCTCGACAACTGACGGCTTTAACCTTATTCAGCGTTACACCGCAACGGCGGCGGGCTGCAAGGTTTATATACGGTCATTTATCTTTAATACAAACTGGACTCCCTGGACGGAGAAATAAGCAAGGAGGAAACAATATGCAACTTACACACTCTATCGCGCTTGACTTTGGACGCGATACACTCCCTATTACGATTTTTGCAAAGCAGTACGACAAGGAGAGCCGCTTTGTTGAAATTGTGCCCCTCGAGTGCGGCAAGGATTACACGCTCGAAAGCGGAGTAACTGCTCGCTTGCAGCTTACAAAGCCCGACGGTCATACCGTACTCAAAACGGCAACGATTGCAAACGGTGTTATCAAAGTCGAGCTCACGGAGCAAACGCTCGCCGTCGCGGGTACTGCCGTTGCGGAAATCGGGCTTTACAAGGGTAACTCCCTTTTAAGCTCGCAAATTTTCTATATTGAAATTAAGCGAGCAGCTTATAACCCCGACGCACCCGCAAGCTCCGACGAATACCCCGCGTTAATTGACGCGCTCGGCAAGGTTGAAACCTCCGTAGGCTCTGCTAATTCCGCGGCAGCGGCAGCAAACGCAGCAGCAACGAAAGCGGAAACAGCGGCAGGCGGAGCCGATACTGCCGCGCAAAACGCGACCTCGGCAGCGTCAGCGGCTAATAATGCCGCAAGCGGTGCAAATACCGCAAAAACGAACGCAAATAACGCAGCCTCCGCAGCGAATACCGCAGCGGGAGCGGCTAACTCTGCGGCAGCAGCAGCTAACGAGGCAGCAGAGGCAGCAGAGGGCGCGGAAAACGTTAATATCTCCGCTACGCAAACGACAACGGGAGCGGACATTACCGTTACCAACCGAGAGGGAGAACAAACGACCGTACATATTGACACGCTTACAGCGGTTAATACCTGGGAGGATATTAAAAACGCCGTCCGCCTCGGACTCGGAGAAAAACTCTTTCCCGTTGGCTACGAGTTTACCACCCTCGACGCTGATACTACGCAAAATATTATATGGGTTGTGAGGGCGCACGACCACCATACAGCGGCAAATAATAAGCTCACGCATACAATGACGCTTGAAACAAAGAACGTTTACAGCTTGTCGAGCGGGGCGCAAAAGGCGGTACAGTACGACGCGACCGAAGCTTTTTATTTTGCGGAACTCGGACTCGCGGCGGGCACTTATAACATCACGATTGCAAATCAAGCCTGGTACACCGCCGACAACGGCAAAACGTTTCAATTTGAGCTTACAAAGGCGCTCCCCGTGGGCGGTCAGCTCGTATTTGCTATGACCTATAACGCTACCCTCGAGGGCAAAAGCGTTAAAAGCTATGCAAATAAGACTACGACAACGGCACTTGAAACCGTTACTCTTACGGAGGGCTCCGAGGGTACAAGCCTCGGTACAACGAACGGGAGCAGCCCTAACGTAAACCATATGCACCGCGCTATTTTCGGCAGCAATAACTACGCTCAATCCGCCGTCCGTCAATGGCTTAATAGCGCCGCCGTAGCGGGCTCGGTTTGGACTCCTACTAACGTATTTGACCGTCCCGCGTCCTGGGCGACAAGCTATAACGGTTTTATGCACGGCTTGCCCGCCGACTTCTTGGCGGTCGTGCAGCCCGCCGTACTTGCTTGCCGCACAAATTCGCTCTTTGAGGTTGAAAGCCTCGACGGTGCGGCTTTTGCTATCAATCAGCTTTACAGCCTTAAAGCGGATAAGTTTTTCCTACTCTCCCGCCCCGAAATTTTCGGGGACTGGGACAGCGCAAGCTACAAAGACGGTACGCAGCTCGAATATTATAACGGTTTGACGGCGACCGAGCGTATCAAACGCGACGCGGCGGGTACGGCGCGTTACGCTTGGTTGCGTTCTCCTTACCCGTCCGGCGCGTACTACGCGCGCATTGTCTACTCCTCGGGCGAAGTGGGCAACTCCAATGCGTACCACGGTGGCGGCGTAGCCCCCGCTTGTATAATCGCATAATCGCAAAT